ATGGCTGATAACAAGGTCTATCACAAGATAAATGATTTAAATATAGAGCTTTATACAACTAAAAAAGATTTAGTTGCAGAAGCCAAGCTTGAACAAGTCCTAGACGATCATGAAATTCCTTATGATTCGTATGGGACTTTTATTGAATCTGAAAAGTTGTATCAAAAAAATTATGAAACGAGGTTGATGTAAATGAATGAAAACAAAGTAGCCTTTGGTTTGAAAAATGTCCATTATGCACTCTTTGATATTAAAGATGGTGTCGTTACATTTAGTACACCAATTCCATTGCCAGGTGCGGTTGAATTAACGTTTGATCCACGGGGGGATTTAATTGAATTCTACGCGGATGACATGCTTTACTATGCAGCGAGTAACAACCAAGGGTATGACGGAACGTTATCTATTGCGACTATTCCGGAACGATTTGCTGTTGATGCATTAGGTGAGGAATTAGACGAGGAAGATGGCGTGTTAAATGAGTTAGATGATGCGAAAGGAAAATCATTTGCACTATTATTTGAATTTGATGGTGATGTACGAGCGACTCGCCATGTTATGTTTAACTGTTCAGCAAGTCGTCCGACACTTGCATCTAAAACGAAAACAAATTCAGCAGAACCTAACACAAATGAACTTAAATTTGTATCAAGCCCTATTGATATTAACGGAAAACGTATGGTTAAAACGAAAACTACTACTAAATCAAAACAAGCGATTTATGATAATTGGTACAAGAAAGTATATACAAAAGTACCTGCATTACCAAAAGGAGCGTAAGTAGATGGAAAAGACAATTACAATAGACGGAAAACGAGTCAGATTAAAAAGTACAGCGGCAACAGTTAAACGATATAAAGCACAATTCAGACGTAATTTATTTGCAGATATGATGGGGTTAGGAGCAATTAGTACATTAACTTCGTCAGATGGATCACAACAACCTATCGATACATCTAATCTTGATTTAAGTAAAGTGGACTTTGAGCTTGTTTATGATTTGACTTGGTTATTCGCTAAAACGGCTGATTCAAGTATTCCTGATCCTATGACGTGGCTGGATGAATTTGAAGAATTCCCAATTGAAGAAATCATGTCAGAAATAATGGAACTAGTTCAAGTCACTATGGGAGCAAAAAAAAAATAAAAGAAAACAATGGAGAGCAAGGGACATTCAGTGATGAAGAATTAACCACTGATTTGTTCCTTGCTCTTTGTTATAAAGCGAAATTAACGCGTTGGGATTTAGAAGATATGACAATTGGTGATTGTTTTGATTACATTGCTGAATTCGCTGAAATGGAGAATCCAGACAAAGAAAAAGTTAGAAAAGCAAATCAAAAAGATTACGATGCGTTCTAAGAAATGAGGTGAGAAAATGGCAGGAAGAATTAAAGGAATTACGATAGAAATCGGTGGAAATACTCAACCGTTACAAAATGCTTTAAAAGATGTAAATAAACAAAGCGATGCTTTGGCTAAAGAATTAAAGGATGTTGAGCGATTATTAAAGTTTGATCCTGGTAATGTAGAAGCACTTTCTCAAAAACAAAAATTATTGACTCAGCAAATTGAAAACACCACACAAAAGCTAGATAAATTGAAGGCGGCGGAACAACAAGTGCAAGCTCAATTTCAAAACGGGAAAATTTCTGAAGAACAATATCGTGCATTCAGGCGTGAAATTGAATTTACAGAAGGGTCACTTAATGGTCTTAAAAATAAATTAGGAAACATGAAAGCTGAGCAAGAGAATGTAGCGAGTTCCACAAGGCAATTAGAAACATTATTTAGAGCTACAGGAAAAAGCGTTGATGATTTTGCAGGAGCATTAGGAAATCGTCTTGTGAATGCAATTAAAAGTGGAACAGCTACAAGTCGCCAATTAGAACAAGCGATTGGGGTTATTGGTCGTGAAGCATTAGGAACTGAAGCGGATATTGAAAAATTACAACGAGCGCTACGATCCGTGGATGCCGGTAATTCAATACAACAAGTACGAAACGAATTACGAGACTTACAACAAGAAGCCCAAAGAACGCAAAGAGAATTTCAAGAATTAGATATTGGCTTAGAAAACGTTCTTGGAGCAATGGTAGCTGGTGGCGGAATTGCTGGGACAATCGAAAAAGCACTTGATATGTCTAAACTGAAAACAAAAATTGATATAAGTTTCGAAGTGCCTGACTCCTCGAAAAAATCGGTGGAAGAAGCTATTAGGAGTGTCACTACTTATGGAGTTGATGCTGAAGCATCTTTGGAGGGTGTGCGTAGGCAATGGGCCTTAAATAAGAATGTAAGTGATGAAGCGAATGCATCCATCGTTAAAGGTGCAGCAACAATTGCGCAATCCTATTCAGGATTAGATTTTACTGAATTAATTCAAGAGGTTAATGAAATAGGTAATGAATTAGGTATATCACAAGAAGGCGCTCTTGGTATGACAAACGCTTTACTTGGAATAGGCTTTCCGCCTGAACAATTAGATATTATCGCTGAATATGGTGGGCAGCTAACACGAGCTGGATACAGTGCTGAAGAAGTCCAAGCAATAATGGAAGCTGGGGTTGAAACAGGAACATGGAATATCGATAATCTTTTAGATGGATTGAAAGAAGGGCGTATTAAAGCGGCAGAATTTGGCCAAGGTGTCGATAAAGCTATGAAAGAAACGTTAGAAGGTACTAATATTTCAGCTGAACAATTGCAAAAATGGGGGCAATCTGTAGCGAATGGTGGTAAAGAAGGCTCAGCCGCTATGTCAGAGATTGCAGCAGCTTTAGCCAATGTAGAAGATAAAACGAAGCGAAACGAGTTAGGTGTCAAACTTTTCGGCACAATGTGGGAAGATCAAGGTGACAACATAACATACGCGATACTTGGAGCCCAAAGTAAAGTAGTTGATTTTGATAAGAACCAGCAGAAATTAAATGAATCTATTAAGAAAATGGATGCAAGTCCAGCTGTGAAATTCCAACAAGCTATGCAAGATTTACAAGTTGCTCTTCAGCCGCTACTTGAGGTTGTAGCAGATGTTATTTCTAAATTCGCTGAATGGGTTTCTAATAATCCTGAATTGGCAGCGACATTAGCGGCTGTAGCAACCGCGATTGGTATAATATCGGGTGCAATCATGGCACTTGCACCGATAGTTATAACAGTCATGAGTTTTTTAGAAGTTTCAGCATTAGTAGCGGCTGGGATTGTCGCCATAGTTCCAATTATCATAGCAGCCATAGTCGCTTTAGGTTTTGCTATTTATAAAAACTGGGAAGATATCAAAAATTGGACAATAGAAACCTGGAATTCTATTAAAGAATATTTGATAGGACTTTGGGACGGTATCGTTCAATCATCTAGTGAAGCGTGGAATTCATTTTTAGAAACAATGCATTCATTCTTTGATCCAATAGGTCAGTTTTTTAGTGATTTATGGACAGGAATAGGAGAGATATGTAGTAGTACATGGAATTCAATTGTTGAATTTTTCTCAGGAGCTTGGGCTTCATTCACAGAAATGATGCATAGTTTCTTTGATCCGATAGGCGAATTCTTTAGTAGCTTGTGGTCTGGAATTGTTGAAACAGCTTCCTCTTGGTGGACTTCTTTAGTTACAACAGCTTCTGAACTGTGGGGAACACTCGTACAAGCTTGGCAAGAAACTTGGAACACGATTCTTATTGTTTTAGATCCAATTATTTCAGCGGTTTCTACCGTTTTAGAAGCTGGATGGCTACTTATTCAAGCCGGAGTACAAATTGCATGGGCGGCAATCTGCCAATATATTATTCAACCAATTCAAGAGGCTTACAATTGGGTGAGTACAACAATCAGTGAAATGGTTAATTGGCTTGGTACACAATGGGAAATTGCAAAAGCTGTGGCACAAGTAGCCTGGGGATTATTTAAGCAATATATCATTCAACCAGTCGTAGACACTTGGAACTTAGTAAAAGAAAAGTTCAGTGATTTAGTTTCATGGCTAAATTCACAATGGGAGACAATAAAATCATATACATCAGCAGCGTGGAGTTTGGTAAAACAGTACGTTATTCAACCTGTCCAAGAGTTGTGGAATACAACCAAGCAAAAACTTGGAGATTTAGCCAATTGGATATTAAGTAATTGGGAAACGATAAAATCTTATACACTTACAGCTTGGAATTTAGTGAAGCAATACGTAATTAATCCAGTAACTGAAACGTATAATCAAGCCAAACAAAAATTTACTGATCTATATAATTCAGCGAAAGAAAAATTTGATTCCGTGAAGAATGCAGCACAAGAAAAATTCGATGCGGCTAAACGTAATATCATTGATCCAATCAAAGAGGCGGTGGGTAAGGTAGAAGAATTTATTGGGAAGATTAAGGGATTCTTTAGTGATTTAAAATTAAAAATCCCCAAACCTGAAATGCCACCAATGCCACACTTTAGCTTAGAAACTAGTACAAAAAATGTTTTAGGTAAAGACATTACTTATCCGTCAGGAATTGGCGTGAAATGGAATGCAAAAGGTGGTATTTTTACTCGTCCAACTATTTTCGGAATGAATGGTGGACAACTTCAAGGTGCAGGAGAAGCGGGACGAGAAGCGGTGCTTCCCCTTAATAA